AGGATGATCTGGGAGGCGCTGAAGCGCGACGAGGATGCGGCCGAGGCGACCGCTCCCGTCGGCAAGGCGGCGTCGCGCGGCATGCTGGCCCTGATCGCGACCGCTGTGGGAACCTCGATCGACGCGGGCGCCGTAGGCGTGGGCCTGGCCCTGCTGGAGGCCAATATCTGGCTGATCGCCTTCTGCATCGGCTTCACGACCTTCGTCATGGCGACTGTCGGCCTGTTGATCGGCAAGGTCGCGGGAACGCGGCTGGGCAAGCTTGCGGAACTGATCGGCGGCCTGGCGCTGATCGCCTTGGGCAGCAAGATCCTGCTGGAACATCTCGGCGTGCTGGCTGGTTGAATCAGCCCGGACCCGACTTTGCGCTTGCCGCGAGCCGACGTTAGGGGAACCATCGGCCCTGACGCCCCAAGGCCGCACCAAGGAGACGCCCATGCGCCCGCCCCTTTTGCTCATCGCCGCCATCGCGGCCCCTCTGGCCCTGGCCGGATGCGCCACCAGCGGAGGCCAGCCGACCTATCAGGAAGAAATGACCAAGCTCGACGCTGAATGCGTGGCGCGCGGCGGCATCCTGACGCCCAGCGGCATGCAGACGGGTCGCCCTCAGACCGACTATCTGTGCAAGATCACCGGCGGCGCTTCGAGGCTTCCGCATAACTGAACCTCGGCCTTGAAAGCCCGCGCGCTGGCGCGGCCAGACCGGCCAATATTATGAAGATGAAGAATCCGCGGTGGTTGGAGGCGGGATCGAACCGCCGACCTGTGGGTTATGAAGCCGCCGCGCGCGACCCCTTAGGCGATTGTTTCGACTTGCCCTTTTTCCCGTCTCCCTTGGGTGCTCCGGGACTATTCCGGGACAGCGCCGCAAGGCCGGCTTTCACGTCGTCCTCGATCGCATGGGCGTAGACCATCGTCGACTTGATGTCGGCATGGCCCAGGAGGCGCTGGGCCAGACGCAGGTTGCCGGTCTCCCGCAGGATCTGCATGCCGCTGTGGTGGCGCAGGTCGTGGATGCCTCGCAGTCCCTTGGCGTCCTTCAGTCCGGATCGCTTCATCGCCCGGCGCATGGCGATGGCGGCGCCAGACGGCTTCAGCGCCTTGAGGATGACCTTGCCGGCAGGCCCCGGTAGGCGCCGCTCGCGATACCAGACCGTCTCCAGCCTCGCGGCCCGCGCCCGGCCGAGCCGAGCTGACAGCATGGCTGCATCCTCGGGCAGCAGGGGAATGACGTGGTCGTCGCCGCCCTTCCGGTCTCGAAGGCGGACGCGGGCGTTGTTGATGTCAGCCACGTCGAGGTCGTCGAGCGAGAAGAACAGTTCCGACAGGCGGCAGCCGTAGCGGGCGGCGAACCGGATCAGGTCGTGCCAGTGAGGCAGAACCTCGGCCTCGACCCGCTCCAGTTCGTCCCCAACAAGCTCCTTAGGCCGGGGCTTCGGCTCCTTCAGCCGTAGGGCCTCCCAGTCGATCTCGGGCAGCCTGGCGCCCCATGCCTTGCGGGCACGGTTCAGGATCGGCCGAAGCGTGTCGATCATGTCCCGGTTCACCGTCGAGTTGGACGGCAGGTATGCCTTCGCGCCCTTGGCCTTCGACTTGACGATGCCCTGACCGCGGCGACGTTCAATGGCCGTGGCGATGTGGTTGGTGGTGATGTCGCAGATGCGCGTCCCAGCCCCGACGACGGCCATCATGCGCTCGATCCGAGCTTCCAGACGGGCGCCGCCCTTCAGCGTCGTGCCGCGCTCGGCCCACCAACGGCCGGCGGCCTCGTCCAGCGTCATCTGAGACGCGTCGTCCAGTTCGCCGGTCGCGGCCTTGGTGCGGATGCGTCGCTCGACCTCCTCGGCCTTGCGCTTCGTCTCCACGCCCGTCGAGCCGTGGTAGCGCCTGCCCTTGTACTGGAAGTCGTAGGCCCAATACCGGCTGTTCTTCGGCAGATAGACGGACATGGCGCCTCCTAGCGTCCGGCCGTCTTCTTGCGCTGGCTGAACGGCACGACCTTGGACTGGACGTGGACCGTCGGCCTCGGCTTCTCCTCGCGGACCGGGGCGTCAGCCTGCGTCAGATAACAGCGTATGTCACCCTCGGTGTAGGCGCGACGAGCACCACGCCGGACAGCACGGATCACGCCCTCCTCGGTCAGCTCCCGCAGCGTTCCGGCGTCCATGCCCAGCAGTTTGGCAGCGGCCTGGGCGGTGATGATGCAAGCGTCAGCGAAGGCCATCTGGATGCGACGCTCGGTGGCCGGGCCGATGGTGGGGGTAGGATCATTGGCCGGCGTCATGTCTGCGGCCTCCGATCCGCGAGGTTGATCACCTCGCCGCGTACAGGCCGGAACGGGCCCGCCTTCTCACGCTCCCACATCGACCACAGGTCTTCCGCCGTGGTGGGGAAGTCGATCTTGTTTCCCTGCTCGTCGGTGATCAAGTGGTAGGGCGAACAGTGAAGGGCCAGCGACAAGTCGTCCTCGCCGGGGGAGTCTGAAGGCCACGGGCCGTCGTCATCCTCCCGCACGCGGCAGAGTTCGCCGAGGAGAAGCTCGAGTTCGTTGGCGAGTGGATTGCACCCTAGATCGAAGCCTTCAAATCCGGCGTTCATCGCCGCCTGCTCGGTGGCGTCTCGCGCCGCTCGGGCGTCCTTCAGGGCGTTGAAGCCCCGGATGAACTGCTCGCGGGTAATGTTCATCATCCGAAAACCCCCAGTGGTTGATCGGAGCGGGCGACTCCTGCGATCCCCGTTCTATGAAGACGTGGTTGAAGAGCATTTTGGGCGGGGCCATTGGCGCTGCGGGCATGATCCTGGCCGTGCGCCTCCTGTCCCCCAGCCAGACACTTAGATGGATCGAGGACCACCAGGGATTGGCCGCGTGGGTTCAGGCCATTTTCTCGGTAGTAGCGATCCTTGTGGCGGCCAAGTTGGTTCGGCTGGAACGCCTCTCCCATGAAGTGTCGACCATGGCTTCGTTTCAGGGTGTCATTTGGACGGCTAATGACATCATCCAGCAACTGAATGCCGCTATTGATGCCCAGGCTGAAAACCGTAGCCACACGAGGGACTTCCCAGCCGAGCAGTTGGCACAGGCGAAGCAAATACTTGCAGATTTCCCCACGGCTGAGCTCGGTTCGCGACGGGCAGCAAGCGTCCTGCTGAGCATGAGGGCATTGTTGTCGCAAGCCGAGCATGCACTGCAGATCGAAAGGCAGTTCCCGGCCGGAACGAAACCAACCCCACGGAGCAAAAAGATCGCCGCAGAAAGCACCGCCATCTTGGCTGAGGTCGAGCGATGGCTCTCCAACAGAACCAAGCGGCGCAACGATTGGTGGCTGACCTAACCAAGTCACGCGACCCTCCTCGTCTTCCGACACTTCCTGAACCAAATGCGGCCCATCGCCTCCCACGCCGGGATGCAGTGTGTCTTGGCGTCGAGCTTGGCCTCCTTCTCGACGTCGCCTGCCTGAACGATCGCCGCTGGCAGATGCTCGAGGTCGATCTCGGCGAACTCCGGCTTGAACATCAGCATGTCGACGGCCTTGATCGCCGCTGCGCTGACCGGCGCGGCATGGGCCTTCACCAGAAGCTCGACGACCTGCCGAGCGCGCATGGCGCCACGCTTCCGAGCCAGTTGGTCGATGGTGGTGATGGCGACGGTCTCGCCAGGCTTCCAGCCACGCGCGCCATAGGCGCTGATGACCAGCGTCGCCCCGGCCTTGTCGATGACCTGCTGCGCCGTCAGGGCGTCCTCGTCACCGGCGGCGAGCTTGGCCTGGTGCATCTGGATTGGCGTGATCGCCAGACGATCCTGATTATGCCCGACGAAGGCCGAGGCGCGGTCGGTCAGGTCAGCGGCTTCGACCACCAGCACCGGGATCTTGTCGATGCCGCGCGTCGCAGCACCGATGGCCGTGTGTTGGCCGTCGATGATCTCGAACCCGCGCTCCGACCAAGCGACGATGGGCGGCTTGAACCGACGCCAGTCCCAGCGCTCGGCGATCCGCTTGATCAGGTCCATCGACTTCGGCGACAGGTCGCGCTGGTAAGCTGCCTCGATCAGCAGGTCAGCCGGCGCCATCCATTCGGTCAGCGGCGGCTCTGTGGGGATCGGGGCGAGGCTTTCGGCCAGATCGATAGCTTGGACCGGGCGAAGGGTGTCGGTCTGGACGACCCCCTTATCATGGATGGCTGGGCTCAAATCCGAGCCGAGTTCGGCGCCACCCTCGAACCCAGTAACGGCGGGCTTTCCGGCCTCGAACTGACCGTTTTCGGCCGAGTTGGGCGCCACTGCTTCGGCACCCTCGCTCAGGCGCGTCCGCAGAGCCGCGACCTCCTCGCTCTCGGGCGCGGCCAGAACCGCGTCGATCTCGCTCTGCATCGGCGTTCGGCCCAGCAGGTCGGCGTTGTGGTAAAGCTCGTCGAGCTTTTCATCTCGGGTCACGTCGGCCCTCCGGCGCGTCAGCGCGATCTTGATGGTGAGAAGGTTGCGGGCGCGGACCTGGGCGGCCGTCAGGTGCGCCCGCGGAAAGGCGACCCGCATGTGCTCGGGGCAGTACCAGTCGCCCAGCCCGCGAGGCGCGCCGCACCAGAGCTGCTTGGCCATTTGGCCGGGCGGATAGCTGGGGCCGACGGGCCAGCGGCAGCACCGATCGGTCAGGGCGAAGAGTGACTTCATGCATCGGCCCGCCTCTCCAGCAGGTCGAGAAGCTGTCCGGCGGTCTGAATGGACTCCCGGTCGTCCTCGTTCAGATCGACCGACGCCAAGGCGCACGCGGAATCAATGAACGCCATCCGCTTCGCGTCGTCCGAGATCCAGTCAACCATGAGGGTCGAGTCAGGCGGGAACCCCATAAAGCCTAAATGCAGCCCGCGCCTCCACGCGATCAGGCCACCGCTGTCGTCGCGGTAGATGTTCGTGACGTCAGGAATGCGGAGATCAGAGAGAAGGCCGTCGGTCATGCGCCCTCCCCCATCCCAGCCAGCACCTCTCTGCCTTGATCGGTGAGTTGCGCGATGCCGTTCCATCCGTTCGGCCAGCGCACGAGACCGCGCTTGATCAACGCCCCGACCGCCTGAGGCGACGCCCCGACGATCCGCCACGCGCTATAGCCGTGGTTGCGGTTCTCGACTTCGCCACGGGCAACAGCCTGCAGCGTCTGTTTCTGTAAGGGCGTCATGCGGCAGCTCGCAGTAGGAGTTCGCAGAAGCCCATGCTCCCGACGCCAAGGGCGCCGCCGAGCACGACAAGCTTCCAGATCGGGGCGTCGCGGTGGGCCTGGTTCGACCAGGAGCGGCGGATCACAGCAGACCTCCCGGCCCGACAGACTGCCCGCCGAAGTGAAGGACCGGCAGTTCGTGCTCAGGCCGGTTCGCGATCTGAACCGACACGAGGTTGGGCTTGTGCATGCCGAGGTCGAACGCGTGTCGAACCGCGTCCTTGGAGCCGGGGTGCCAGTTGCCCAAGTCGCGCATGACCTGGCGCCAGTCCCGAGGCATCTCCAGATCGCGAAGGCGGGCTAAGTGCTGCCCGACGAGGGCCAGCGCGCGCTTCACCTCTTCATCGCCACCCCGGCGAAGGCTCTGCACCGTGATCTGATCGACGCCGATCGCTTCGGCTCGGTCGGCGTAGGCTCGTCGGCCAAGGCGCCCGACGTCTCGGATCAGATCGATCATCAGCAGGACGCCGTCCAGGTGCGGAGGCTGCATGCAGAAGAGGTCGGTGATCGCGTCATCGCGGTCTGCCCACGCCTTCTCGAGCGCAACCACGTTGGTGGTCGCTTCCAACGCTCCGATCCGCTCCTCGATTCCGCGAAGGCCGGCGACGGCATCGTCCCAATCGCCGCGGCTGGGCTGGCGCTCGATCATTTCCAGCACTGCGCCCCGGTAGGAGGCCAGCATCAGCAGACGATCTTCGTCAAAATCCGGGGCGTCGTTGTCACCTGCGCGGCCGACGAGCTCGGCGAAGGCCTCCGCCCGCGCGACAACGTCCTGGAGATCAGAAAACGGCGCATGGGCGACGGCCAGCGCGGCGACGTCCAGCTGACCCCGCATTTTCTGCCACTCGGCCTCCGCCGTCGCCTCGGCTTGATGGGCCGCTTCCTGCTCGGGACCGGGCGCGGCGGCGAAGAAGGCTCTGCCCGCCTTCTCGTGAACCTGGGCCAATTCAAAGGCCCGCTGCTTCACGGGGATGGCGGCTTCGATCGCAGCGCGCAGAGCTTCCGAATGCACCGACATGCTGTGCCGGGACAGGCGTTCCATCTCGGCGTCGTGGCGCGCTTGTGTGTGGCTGGGCTTCTTCCGTTCAGCCTGCACTTCAGCAGCCGCGCTCGCGCGCTCAGCAGCAGTCAGCGCATCATCAGCGCGGGGGGCGGCAGGCTCGGCGGCGACAGGGCGCACGTCGGCCGGCACGGGAATTTCTTGGGTAGCGGACACGGGCGTCTCCTCGGTGATGAGGAGAGCATCTCGTGGTTAGTTTACCACGTCAATAGGAAAAGTGGGCTTCTAACCACCTTCGTCGTCCGGCCAGACGTACGCGGGGGGTAATATCTGGCGATCATGCAGCTTGAAATCCGCCACGACGACACCGCCAAACATCATCTCTCCCTTTTTTAGATCGCTGATCCGAATCGGGGGGCGCTCGCCGCCATCCGATCGGGAGACTAGTTCAGGTCCGGAGGGGCCCTGCGCATATTCACGCAAGATGGTCTCGACCTTCTCGCCAGCCATTCTCATCGCAACGATATGATCGCCGAACTGAAGCCCGATCTGCCCGACTGGTGCCGTAACTACAAAACGACCTGTCTCGTAGAAATCGCTCATCGCGTCGTCGGCTACCTGAAAAGCATTTAGTTCTGACGTGTCGTAACCGGGCACGTTAAGGTCCAAGTACCCTATCGGTTCGGAATGCGGCTCTCTTGCGCCATCTTGAAGGGCGCTTCGCACTGGAACAGGTCGCGCCAGTCGAACTACCTCGTCGAGCTTGGCTTCCTCAGACCATTTCTCAACGCCTGGGTTCGCCGTCTCCCCCATTAGGTAAGAGACCGTCGTTTCAAGCGCATCTGCAATTTCCGCAAGCGTATCGGCGCGGGGCAAGGCGCTGTCACGGCGGAACAGATTTCGGATGGAGTCGCGGGGCAGCCCGTTTTTGGTCGCCGCGGTGATCGGCGTGAGCTTAAGCCAGTGCAACCGGTCCGCGACACGCGCTTTGATCGTGTCAGCCAAAGTGTTCTCGACGAGCTCAGGCATACCGCTTCCTTTATGGTCGTAAGGCCATACCGCGGCTAGCGGCACTTGACAGGTGGTAACTGAACCACCATTTATGGTCGCATGACCACTATCGCAGCATTCATTGATCGGATCGACATGGCGCTGCCAGCGCTGGGACATTCCGAAAGCTATCTCTCACGCCTGATTTTCGACGACGGCAAGGTTATCGGCCGCCTTCGTGCAGGGACTTCCGGCGTAACCGTGGCGCGCCTTGAAAAGGCGTCAGCCGCGCTTGAAGGGCTCCTCGCAGGCCAGACCTCCTCCGAGGCCGCGTGATGGACGGTGCCATGGTTCCTGCCGAAGCGTCTGCACCCGCCCTCGCGCTCTACAACCGCATGTGCATGGCCATTGCCGAGTGCGTCCGCGTCGATGAAGCCAAAGACATCCGCGACAAGGCACTCGCTCTGGAAGCCTACTATCGGCAGGCCCGCAACCTCGATGCTGAACGGGAAGCGGCGAATGTCCGCCTCCGGGCTGAGCGTCGTGTCGGCGAACTGCTGAAGGAACTGGCGCGGGCGACTCCGCAGGAAGTTGCTCAAGCCGGCGGTCTGGCCAAGGCTGCTACGTCCACCGATGAGACAAAGCAGCCGTCCATCTCCGAGATGGCCCGCTCGCGTGGCCCCTCTCCCTACGCCGCTGCGCTCTCCGAACAGGGCATGAGCCGCCAACAGGCGAGCCGATATCAGGCGTTGGCGGACATTCCCGAACCCGTCTTTGAGAAGGCCCTGTCCGGCCCCGAGAAGGCGACCACGACCGGGATGCTGAAACAGGCGCAGGAGGCTCGCGCGCAAGTCCGTGACCCCGCCCCAAAGCCTCGCGTGTCCGAGGCCGCTCTGTGGCTCTGGGGAACGCTCCGGGACTTCGAAAACGACGGATACCTGTCGCGCCCTCTCACTCCCGTCCTGACCGACATGACCGACGCCATGCGCGCCGACGTGAAGCGGCTCGCCCCTCATGTGATCGCCGCCCTTTCCAGCCTGGAGCAGCCCCAATGAGCCTGCACGAACAGATTGCGACCGACATCAACACCGTGATCGAACAGCACGACGGCGTCGACGCGATTTCCGCCGCCTCCATCGCCTTGGTTCTCCATGACCGATACGGCGGCGCCGACGCGGAACCTCGCCTGGGCTACGCTTCTCTCGAGCATCTTAAGCAGATGGCGCGGGCCCGATTGGGCAAACGATATGGATCCCCCAGCGGATCTCCAGCCGACGCCCAGGGGGAGTTGTTCGCTGACGCGCTGCAGGAGCGTTATCCCGTTCCAACGCCCAAGGGCGGAGAGCCAGTCTACAAGCTCACGTCTGCGCTGACGCATGACGAACTCCTCTGGAACGCGGTCAGGCTCGAGAAGGCCGGAAAGACGCTGCTCGAGCATAGCCGGGCGCTGAAGTCCTTGGCCCAAGAGCGCGGTCACGATCCGGCGAATGACGACGAGCCCGACGGCACGGGTCGGAACGCTGCCTGATGCAGGTTCGCCCGCACCTTCACGCTGTGGCTGTCAGCCCTGCTGAAGCAGTCGGCTCGTCCGCTGGCCCGGCCGGCTACGCGCCAGGCGCCCGCCGCAACTCCATGGCGGATCGCCCGCAAGATTTCTGCGGACGGCTCCGGCCCGCTGTTCGCCCTGTCCAACATCTCAACCTCCCTTTCGACCCTGCCAGCATCGGCGACGCCGTCCAGCAGGTCATCGGAAAAGCAAAGGTCTCATTTCCATGCTGACAGACCGCCTGCAGGTCT